CGGAGTTATCAGACTGTGCGGACAGAGTGCCGTCCCCCGTGTAGGTGACAGCCACCGTCTGAGATGTGGTGGAGGTATCCAGGCTCACAGATGTCGGGTCAAACGTGATGCTGGGGGTGGCCTTAGCAATAGACCACTGGATATCCTTCGCCTCCGTGCTCCCGTCCGCCCACTTGTACTGCTCTGTTGGGGCGACCACCGCTGTATAGCTCCCAGCGTTCGTGCCGGACGTGTCGCCGGATAGGACCATCTTGTCTGCATCGTAGCCCGTCAGGGTGGGGCTCTGGGCTTGTCCATTGTATGTAAGACTCCCGGATACCGTGGGCACAGAGATGGTCCCACGCTCCACAGTGATGACCTGCACAGCGGTCTTTGTCACCCCGGCCTCGGTGTAGATGATCTCCACCTCACTCGTCCCCTCCGGCAGTGCTCCGCTGGGAGAGTAGGTCCAGCCGGTGGCCGTCAATGTGGCCCCGTTGGAGTACGACGCCGTGACCACCATCCCCGCAGGGTCAAAGACCTCTCCGGGGAGATATGTGATATTCTCGGGCGGTGTCGTGATGGCAATGCTCTCCAGCTTGATGCCTTCGCCTCCTGCGCCGCCGCCAACCATTGTAAAAAATTTACTGCCCATCTTTTACCTCCATGCGGATGATGTTGACTGTGATATCTGACGCAGGGGGCTCCGCACAGATAAACACCGCATATCCATTCGCTGTGACCTCATCCTCCGGCCGAACTTGCGAAGAGACCCACGCTAGATAGGAATCCGAATCAGGGTTTGCCAGATATGCGTAGCCACTGGATTTGAACAGGTCGTTGCTCACTATCTGCTCATTCTCGATCCACCCACTGGCAGGGAGTGAGACCGAAAACTGCCGGGACTTCCCGGAGCCAAATCCGGCTACTGGTTTTCCGTTGACGTATATCATGGCGTCACCACTCCTTACTCTACGAGATACCAGAGCTCGGTGTTTGCATCGTCAAAACTCCAAAGTGTTCCATCTTGATCCCGAACAGAGACTCTGATCTCTTCCGCCGCTTCCGGCTGGTTAAATATAACAGCACTCCAGTCATCTCTATCTGGTCGTCCGGACCCAGTCGGTGATTTTAGGAAGGCATAACTTTTTTTCGTGTCTGCTTCTACATTGAATTTGAAATATACAGTCTCATCATAGGAGGCAAACGTTGAGTGGTCTTCAATCACAAAATGGACTATTGTTCCTGGAGAAACTGAAATAGTTATCCTATCTTCCGCCCCATTTGCTTTTGTTCCCTCGTTCATCACCTTCTGAACGATATCTTCTCCCTCGTTGCTCCCCGCAACACCGAAGATGCTCACGCCCTTCTTGATGTTGGCGGCCACGAGATTGGCGTCTCCCTTGATGGTCTGGGTGCCGGTCAGATACCGCCCGCTGGCAATGGTCTTATTAGAGGTCCCCGGCGTGATGGTCTGCGCCCCCTGGGTAGTCAGCTGTTTGGTCGCAGACTTAGTCCCGGAACTCACATACCCGGCGCTCTGAGTCGATTTTGCAGTAATGAGTCCGGCGCTGGACACCGTTATGCTGGGCGTGGCCTGGGTGGCAGTTGCCACCGACTTACTGGCTTGACTGGGGTAGTAGCCGGCGGGGACTGTCACAGTGGCCCCGCTGGCGGTCAGGTTGCTGGAGCTCTTGCTGGCAATGGTCCCCGTCACCTTTCCTGCGGCCACATAAGCTGTCTTGCCAGAGAGGATGTCCCCAGCCGTCGCAGTGGCATCGCTGGTATCGGTGCCGCCTCCTGTCACATTTTGATTGAAAATCATATTGCATCACCTAATTACTCAATCTATCCCACCACTGTCTCTTTGTGTGGTGTATGCCTGTTCAGATTCAATCAACTCTGATCCAGTTACTTTGCTACTTCCCTTCATAACTGTTTTTGTTCCCTGAGAATCATAAACAAAGCTGCTGGTACTGCTGCATGTAAATCCAGCAGTATTGTACTGGCTTCCAACCCATTGGTACCATGTCATACCACTCTCCGCTTGAAATGGTGCATCATCGATGGAAAATGAAATCAGGTTTACGGAATACTTTACGGATTGTATGTTTATATATACTCGTAGGTCTGTATTCGGAACAGTCTTTGCAGTAAAAATCAACGCCCCATCGCTTTGCTCTGTTGCCATAATTCCTGCTGCCATGTATTCCTGCTGAGATGAGATGGCTGGCACTGGCTGTATAAGCTGCTTAGTTTCATCCGCCAATATTCCCGTCACTTCGGCTCTTTGTGTCTTGGAATTGGAATCCCACCCAGACGCCGTGAGTACAGTTAATGTCGTTTCAACTTCTGTGCCCCCGGCATCTGAAATCGCTTGTTCCAGATAATCCTTATTGACCACATTGGTGCCTTCCGTTGGAGGATCGAACACGTTTACTCCGCTTGCATCTACCGTGAGCATGTGCACTGTCTCCCCGCTGGAAAATGCAAAACCTATCTGACCGTCATGCTTTAACTCCATATACGCCTTGTGGGAATCGTCTTGGACGCTTTCAAGTGTGACTTTTCCTCCATCGGCCATGACCGAAGAATAGGCACTGGAATTTGTGTCATTTTGAGCAAGCATCTGTGCCCTTGCTCTCATTGCTTCCACATATGAAACGGAATTTTGGTTTTGGGTTTGCATTATTGCGCTTGTACCGCTGACGGAAAATGCGCCAAAATCGTTATTTTCAATTGTATTTGAGCTAATAACCAAATTCTTTCCTATGATTTCGGCGCTATCTTCCATTGTCCCACCAGACAGCTTCAAATATCTCTGGTCTGCCTGCTCCTGAGTTAGACCGCTTGAAGGACGCCCCGCCAACTCATCAATAGCCCCCTGAACATCAGTTGCCGCCAAACCGCTGGTGGTGTTGCTGTAATCCACATCAGAAGCGGAAAAGCCATCAATTCCACCCTCATCTTCCGAGAAAGTGATGGTGTACGGACCGCTTCCCAGACTTTCCGCCATTTCCAGCTGACCACCACCGGGGACAGTGACGATGTTCTCAGGCGTGGGGATGTCAATATCCGCAATCTTATCGTCTACATACTTAAAAACATCTGTGTTCATTCCCTGCGGGTCATAGATGCTTTTCAGCATGTCGCCAGATCCAATACCATCAGCGCCATTGTAGACCTGGAATGTACTGCTTTTCCCGTCAGTCAGATAGATGGTGTAAGTGTCTGTAGTCCCTGCCGCCCCAGTACCGCTCGTTCGCTCGATACGGTCAATGCTGGAGCCAGGGTCTCCGGTCTCACCTTTGGGGCCAACAGGACCGGCTGGGAGCCCAAATGTCAGCTTTACGACCTCATCTACCAGAGACTTGCTGACCGTGGCCGGCTGTCCAGTCTCCAGTGTGATGGCCTCTACCAGCATATTTTCGATTGCAGTCCTTGCCGCTTCCGCTCCGCTCTTCGCAGTCTCTGCTCCAGTCTTTGCGGTCTCCGCCTGATCTACAAGCCCCTGGAGCTCTTCTTTGACCTCTTCCGCTGCACCCTGGGCGGCAGCTTCGGCCCCGGCCTTCGCCTGCTCTGCGGCTGCTTGAGCGGCCTCTGCGGCTTCCTTGTTTGCCTTGGTATCCTCCACCGCAGTACCAATACCAGCCACGGCCTCAAGTGCCTGTTCAGAGGCTTCCAGCGCATCGCTTGCCGCTTCCTGGGCCTGCTCAACATACTGCCGGACTGCCTGCTGGGCAAATCCTTTGAACTGCGCCCCAGTGACCTTTACCGCCTGCCCTTGCTGTTCTGCAACAAGCAGCGAATCATCGTCTACTGTGGATGCCGCAGGGAGGGACCCTATGTTCTTATCAGCCATCGGTATCCTCCTTGGACATCTCGTTCAGGATTTTATATGCTGCCCTCAGCTCTTGCTTGGCCGCAAACATGAGGTCCACTGATTCTCCACTGACTGGAATGGCGGATAGCCACTTAAACACTTTGTTTAGTTTTTCACTAACTTCCTTCATAGGTCCTCCTATATACTTTCGATCCAAAGGTTGAGATAATCCGTCAGGCTTTCAATATGAGACCATGTAAATTCATCTTCCGAATCTACATAGATACCGTCCGATCCGTTCCCTTGACCAATTTGATATTTGACGGAGTTGTACATGGCAGCAGTCAACAATGTGTCCCCAGAAGACATCAAGCAGCCGGAGCGTGATAATGTAGCGCCTTGAGAGCTGCTTCGCTCCCAGCTAAGTCCAGAGGCATCAAGCGCCTCTTGCACTTTATTTACAATATCGTTCCAGACCTCATGTGGAAAATTCTCTGCTGGCTCTTCATTATCCATGGCATTTCTGGCCGCTCTTGTCTGGCTTGAACTAGCCTCGCCATTAGACGAACTCCAGGACCATAGATCAATAGCTGGTGCCGTTGAATCTGTAGTAAAAGAACCGCTGTCATAAATGCTCAGCCATGTAATGGACCCTGACGCATCCTCATATCCAAGCTGTGCTTCCCAGTCATAAGTAGTTCCAGGGTCCAGTCCCCTAATTGTTTCAGAAAAGGAAGATGAAGCGCCTCCGACTGAATCACTCCGGATCTCATAGGTATCTCTATCAATGTCAAGCCTGACATATCTGTAATAAGAAAAACCTGAATCTCCTCCTGTAAACGATGCTCTAAATCGGGCGGAGGTCTCAGTAATAGAGCTAAAGGATGCAGAAAAGGCCATGCTTGTTCTCCTTATCCGAATCTGACCGGGACACCTGTAACATTGTCCGCAGAGAAACCAATAGTTCCATCCTCAAAAAAGACGATCCCGATTTCTTCTTCCCGGTCATTTATAAGATATATGCCCCCTGTATTTCCGGTTCCAGCGCTATAACTCTTCGCAACAAAAAAGCGTCCAGATTTACGGCTGGTGCCACTGCCCGTTCCGAGTGCCAGCGTTACATTTCGGTCTGTTGCCTCAAGGACGGCTCTGGGCTGAGAACTGCCTGTCCGCATTAGCATAAAGGAGTCTCCGTCCATCATTGCGTAAGTGTCTCCGTCCTCGGTGGCGTAGATCTCTGACCCTATAATGGTCCCGCCTGAAATGGTCGGGCTTCTGACCTCCGTGGAACTGATATATGTACTCTTGATGTAACTTGGTAGTTGATTGTCATAGGCCAAATCATAGGCATCGTTTGCTGTGTTGACCGCTTCATTGATGTCTCCCTGAACTCCGCTGTCAAGGTCTCCCCACGAGATGATTCCTGTGAGCACCAGACTACCAGTCTCGATTACTGATCCCTTGATTTTTGTTGTCCCTCCAGAGTCTGTCACCGTCAATCCGTCCAGCGTCTGGGAAATCGTAGTTACTTTTCCATCTAACCCTGTGATGGTGGTTGTCAGCCCATTTGCTGTCTGCTCAACAGTGGTGACTCGGCCATCCAAACCGGAGACCTGAGATGTGATGCCTTCCAGCTTTACGTCGATGGATGCCGATAACCCTTCCAGCTCATTCTCCACCTTCAGCAATATCTCTTCTGAGGTTTTTGAGATCAGAGATCGGGTCTGGGCTATCTGGTGGTTAAAATTCTTTGTTGTCTCTCCCTCAGTTTTGTACTCATGAAGGGTTTCATCGCTTCCAGGAGCCGCCATATCCATGACTTCTCCAGTAGAGAATCGGATATTCTGATAGGCAAGCTGGGTGTACAACCCGGCCACCGTCATTCCATCTCCGAGCTCTGCAATCGGTGACATTTTGGCCCCATTTGCTTCTAGTCCCTGATAGGAATATCCCTGCAAGGTAGCCAGAAGATTATCGGCCATCTGCTGTGAGGCATACGGGCAATCCTGCTCTATGACAGTCCCCGTCTCGTCTCCAGCTTCATAGCAGTTTTCATCATCCACCCAAAGGATAACGCCGCTGATGGGGGCCTTCTTTTCGTATTCAGTTAGTGATAGAGCTTTCTGCCCTACAAAAACTTTTCCGTTCATACCAAAATCCTGTCTCCACCAAAGGTGATAGCGAATCCGTTTTCTTCAATCAGGTAATGTGTCTCAGGCGGCATACTGCCAACCAGAGGGACCAACAAAAGCTGGTCGTTTCTGGTGATCGTCCAGTTCCCGCCGTTCGCCACAGCAATGAATTTCAACACATCCCGCAGGGTGTAGTCATTGGCTGGATAGTCAATGGTATAGGCGTGGCTTACATTCGTCCGAGGGTCAACGGTAATGCCCATCAGTTCGGCAATGATGTCCACCGCATCATCCATTGGCATGGGGAACTCCAACGATTGATCCGGAACCCACACCTTGTCAGCCTTTAGCATGGAGTCATAGGCTACTACCGTCATGATCCCCGTCGGCTTTATAGACCGCTCATCCAGGTAGAACACGCCGAGCTGTTCCCACTGATTATTAACTAACGCATAAGGAATCATTTTTGCCGTTGTTGGAATGACCGTTTTCTTCCGAAACACAATTTTTAATGTAGCTTCACATGCATTTCCAATACTAAGCTGGTCGAACAGCGGTCGCTCTATATTGGCAGACCTGATATCCGCATCTATATATTCCTCATTGTCAATTAAAACTTTATATTTCATGGCTCACTTCTCAATCAGTGGAAATGTTATCCCGCTCCACCATTCCGTTCCGTCCGGGTGTTTGATAAGGTAGGATGCTGGGTTGTTATTGGCGTACATGGTCTTTGTAACTGTGCTCCCCTTTTGAGGGTCGAAGTATGTAACAGAGACCCATTCTGGCATAATAGCCGAAAGTACAATGCTTGCCTCAGCTGATTTGAGGGGGCGGCAGGTCACATCCAAACGGATTTTTGTCGCCATGCGGTTACGCTCCAGCGTACCGTCCAGCATGCGCCCTGCCCCTTCTCCATCCACGTCTGATCTCTGCCACTTTACTCCCCCATAAGCGATATAAGGAACGATGTCGGTCCCATCTATTTTTAGTACCATCTGATCGCCTCCTTATATACGCTGTAGGGTCTTTCCGTACATCCGATTTTGTCTGTTCTGGTATGCTGTTACCTGTTTTCCTACCTTATCACCATCCAGATAGACATCTCCGCCATTCTCTTCGATTGCGGCTATGATTTGCTGAGCCATAGCATAGATGGCATTTACTACGTTCATGCTACCGTTATCTGTATCGCTGCTGTCGTTCCTGACCGCAACAGACCCGGTGATCTCCTGAATGTTCCGGGTAGCCTGTTCAACAGAAAATGTATTTGGCATATCAGATATAGTAAGCGCCGACTGCATCATACTCCCCGCTCTTGTAATCTCAGACAGAATGGTTTTCTCACTGTCTCCGATTCCCTCCGAGATACCGAGGCCAAGGTTTAGTCCGATTTCGTCACGGAATACCCTTGAAGGGGATCTTATGCCGAATACATTCTTTACCTTGTTGATAATTCCATTGGCCCAACTTGACAGCGAACTAAACAGGCTCGGCTTTCTTCCGTTTATTCCCGCAAGCACACCATCCGATAGATACTCACCAATTGTCTTAAACTCTTTGGAGGGAGAATTGATTCCAAAGAACCCCTTGACCCAGCCAATGATGCTGTCTACCCACCCAAAGAACCCAGACTTTAACGGCTCTTTTTGTTCATCTACGCCTCCAATAAGCCCTTCAGACAGATTGATTCCCAATGCTTTCATTGTGTCTACTAACTCTGGTGTAACCTCTAAAACCTTTTCGCCGATTGTATCGTTAATTAACGAAATTGTTCCATCAGCGTTTTCTTTGACTTCAAGATTATCTAGCAATCCATTCGCAATAGCCTCATTGATATTTATGCCAGCATCTGTCGCAGTTTGGAGTGCTTGCAAGAAATTTGGATCTGTAGACAGTTTTTCTCCAAGCAAATAGTTGATAGCATCCATATCACCAGAAATGGCTGCAAGCATGTTGTAGTCATGCAGGCCCTCGGAAACATTTTCTGGTACTGCAATTCCGGCGGCTCTGCTTTCTTCTGCAATTTTTTGGAGTTGTTCTGCTGTAGGTTCCAGTGCGGAAAGCGTTTCAGACAAGGCGTCTCTCACTTCTGGCGTGACATCAAGAACTTGGAATCCAAGTTTCCATTGCTGGTCAACACTCCTCATAAAATCGCTTATGCTGTCTCCGACCAACACTCCGGTTTCATCGGTAGTGAATTGATGGAATGTCCTGTCAAGTAGGTCTTCAACGGGGCGGTCAAATTTAGGCTGAGCCTCTGCAAGCGCATCTGAAAATGCAGTATTAAGCTTTCCAACAAGAGGCTCAAAAGCGGATGCAGATACCTGTGCTTGATTTGAAAAATATGTCTGCATTTCATTTTCAATGGCTGCCTTGTACTCTTCGTAGTTACCGTCTGTCTGATATTTCAGTTCAATAACTGCCAGTGTATCTAAATGCGTTTGTTCCAAGCTATCTAATTGTTCTTGAGCTATATTCCCCAACTCTTCACTGACAGACTTTACACTCGCGTAGGATAAGTCTCCGCCAAGTTCATATACCGTATTGTTAAGGTTCGCTTTATACTCAGCATTAGCAACCATAGAAAGCATCTGATTGACCTCTGACTGCAAATCATTGATTGTTTTCATTTCCTGTTCATCAATGACTCCATCAGCCAGTGCATCCAGCATCGTTTGCTTTAGCTCAGAGCCAAGCCGCTCCATTTCCCCAGAGGATTCAGAGAAATAGGTGTTTACAAATGCCGCCATTTCCGCCTTGATTCCATCATCGCTAAAGCCGATGTTGACAGCAAGCGCATAAGTTTCCCTCTGTGTATTTAAGAAGGATTGTGCGTCAGCGATCATAGAATCAAGACTGTTGCTCAATTCAGTATCTTCTACTTCAAATCCAACCGACACCTTCCAGATTAAGTAAGAAAACTCTTCGGAAGAGGCAAGGTATCTTTCAATCGCCTCTTTTGCGCCAGTCTTTGCCTCCACATACATATCCAGTTGGACAGAAAGAGGAGATGACATAATCCTTTCTGCCAGATCTTTGGCCTCTTCCACCGTCAGTTCAATTTCTCCGAACCGCTCTTTTATCTCATCATCTATTTGCCTCCGGTTATACCCTATAGTAATACTTGCGATAGCAACAGATAGTGCAGCGACGATACCGATTGTCCACCCAAGAGGTCCAGTCCCAAAGATAAGAAGTGATCCAGCAATCCCTAGCCCGGCTCCAATAGCTGTTTTTATGGCATTTTCAAGGTTCAGGCCATTGTATCCAATATCGTATCCACCTTGCCATTCAAGCGTAAATCCTGTAATTACAAGCCCGATACCCGCTGCAAGTTTGTCGATCTTGCTAAACTTCCCATTCTTAAGATCTTTGAACCAATTCAATACTTTAGGAGTAATTTTCCATGCAGCAAATCCAGCCCCAATAGAAAGGATTGGCCCCAAAATAGATTCCATCTGTTCTTTTATCTTAGATGCCTGTTCTTCCAACCCAGCTAAAAAGTCATACTCGGGAAGGTCGAGCCCCAAATCTCCTCCCATTCCGCCACCAGATCCACCACCGCCTCCAGAAGCAGTCGGCTCCAGAATGGTCAATTCATCAATTCCGAGCAACGCCTTTTTCATTTCTTTGGCCGCTCCAGTGGCCCCTTCAATGGCATCTTCCACCTCAGACGCCCCAGACGAAACACCATCTAATCCTGAATAGTCAATGGTCGGAAGTTCAAATCCAACCAAGACCGCTAGCGCCTGTATTGCATCTGTAATAACTTCTACAAATGCTTGAACATATGGAATGACCTGTTGTAAAAATGGGATCAGCAAATTTCCTAAAGCCCTGGATAACTGAGTTATCTGCTGATTTAGGATTCGCAAAGCATTGGCCGGCGTCTGAACAGTGCGGGCCATATCACCCATTACGTTCCCGCTTTGCTCCATAATTGCTAAATAACGGAGCTGGGATTTCTGTGCTTGGTTCATCGTATTTACACTCTGCTCAATTCCATGCGCATATGCCACTTCTTGCAGAGTAGCTACGTCAATTGCATAGCCGAGCCGTCGCAACGGCTCTATTTCGCCTGCAATGCCGGATTGCAGCTTTTCCATGGCTTCTTCAATTGAAATGTTGTAGAAGGAAGAAATGTCATAACCCAACTGCGTCAGGTTTTTTGACATAAGATTTGCTTTTTCTTCCATTACTCCAAAGCCGCCAGTTATTTGCTTAAAGACGCCCTGATTCCTGATCCATTCAGATGGGTCAATCCCAACAGCCTCTTTTACTGCTTCTGCATATTCTAGTGCGCTTTCCGCAGCATCTCCCATCGCAACGGTAAACAGGTTTAAATTTTCAACATAGTCATTGCTTTCTTTTACCCAATCAGAACTTACACGAGCAATCTGTTGAAAGATAACAGAATATATTCCAAACTTTGCCTGAGCGCTGCTGATTCCCGTTCCAAGAACTCCGAAGCTCTTTGCTGCTTTATTGTTCGAGGCGGAGAGTCCGGTATTGCTCTGGATGATCTTCTGAATCCTTATTGGGAAAGCTGAGAATCCATTAGATACCTTCTGCATCTCCGTTGCTAGCGGGCGCATAGCAGAGGCGACTTGGTTCATTTGTGATGCAAATTCTTTGATGGAATTTCCTTTCAAAGATTCGCTAACAGAAGATAATTTTGATAACGCATTTACAGTCGAAGACAGTCCACTTGACTTCTGAACACTGGATAAGGCATTTAATGCTGGCGCAATTTTTCTTAGCTTGCCTATGCCCGTGTTATTTAAGCTGGCTGCGGCCGATGCAAGTGCCTGCATTTGCTTAGAGACCGTAGTCAGCCCTGCTCCGCCTTTAGCCGCTGCTTTCAAGTTGGTCAGAGCGGTAGCCAATGCGTCGATTTTTGCCGCCGCATCACTCGAAGTTGCCTCTATTTCAATTTGCAGACTATCAATGTCAACGGCCATGGTGCCACCACCTTTTTAAGTATGGCACTTGGCACTGTGGCACTTGGCACTGAAAATATAAAGA